GTAGTTATCTGCGAAGTACCACCAGAATCTGTTTCTCTAGTAGTGCTAACTTGAGCATTCTTTTTTTCCAACGCTCTTAATTGTTTATAGTACCTTTTCTGTTCTTCATCTGTAGCACCTCTGCCTAGATAGTCCATAAAGAATCTATTTAAATCAGACTCTGCTTCATCTACTTTAGTTGCATACTCATTGTAAGATACTTCAGACTCACCAAGACCAGCACTCTTAAGGTCTTCTTGTAGATACTTATAGAATGGTTTTGGAGTAATATTATTATTGTTTTCTAAATCACTTACCATTGCCTTAGTATGTTTTTGTAAAGCACCTGATATTGCTTTGCCAAAACTTAAACTAGTGGTATCAAGTTTGTCATAATCAAGTTTAGGGATTCTATAACCAGCACTTCTTAAGTCATCAAACAAACCTTTTAATCCACGGGGAGATTTAATAGAATCTTCTATAACTCTTTTTCTTACTCCATCAAAATCAGATGTAGCAGGCGCATAACTAGGAATAGTTTTGCCAGCATTTTCTTTCATAAAATATGGAACCGTAGTTTCAGGTCCTATGTAAATATACTGTTGAACCTGGCTATCACCCTCAGTACCACTAACCCAACTACTGCCATCATCTGGATTATTTGTTACCTTTAAACCTTTAGCATTAACATCTTTTACGAAATCATTATCACCAGCATATTGCTGAACGCCAGGAGTACCACCATCTGCAGTTATCTGTGCATTTTCTAGGGTTTCAATTTCTGTTTTTAGTTTGGCGGCTTTATCTCTTTCAAGGGCTGCTTCCGCTTTTGCTAATTTATTTTTCTTGTCTGCAATTTCTTTGTCTCTTTTTTCTTTTGCCTCAGCATCTGCTAAAGCAGACAATTGAGTATCAATTAATTGTACTTCAGCATTACGTGTAGTAACTTCAGCATCTAATTCTGTTAGTTTAGCCTTTGCTTCGTTGTATCTTTCAATAGCGCTTGGCCTGTCATCATCATCCCAAATAGCCATTACCTGGCGTGCACGCTGCATTCCTTCTTGACTGCGGGAATTTAATGCTAGAAGACCTCTACGCCTGTCTCTTAACTCACGTTGTTTTCTTGACTCAGCCATTAGTATCCTTTGTATGCTTTAGCGGTATAAGTGTCACGGGAATAGTAACCAAGAATTGATTTAAATATTGCTCTGCTTGCTTCTGTTAGGATGGCATCTCCACTACTTAGGCTTGCAATTAAGTTCTCTAGTTCATTTCTAAAATCTCTTTTAATATCAGAGAAGTTATCTGCCTCACGAAGTGAAGCATCGTTAGATAAAGATACAAACTGACGGATTCTTGATGTAACCATTGCTAGTCTTTGGCGTGTGCCAAGTGGCATTTCAACAGATGAATCTTTAATCATCTCTTCAAGGTTAGATAACATATTTAGTTCTGTTGCTACCTCGTTACCACCAGCCACAAGTGCCGCTTCTAGTAATGGGTTAGACATCTTAAGCAAAGCACGTTGCCTTGTTGATTCAGCAATCTTTGCTCTACGGGCACTAATGCTAGGTGTTGACTTTAAAAATTCTTTTTCTTCTTTGCCAATATCGTAATAGGCTTGCTTGTCTTTAGAAACCAAAACATCTAAGTAGTATGATTCTAAAGATTTATCTTTAAGTAATCCTGCTGCCTCTAGATATGCATAGGTAGGAGCATCAAACTCGCCTGTATGTGGGGCTAGTATCCATGCTGCTTCGCCATACTTCTTAACGTTGCCTTCATTCTGGATAGCCCAAGACTTAACAGCCTTAGTCTTTTGAATAACCACGTTAGTCTGTTTCTCATTACGAGCAACTGTATAGATTAACTTGCCTGGATTCCTGCCCACGAATGTAGCAACTGCTAACTCATATGGGTCTTGAACATCACCCTTATACTTCTGAGTTACTGCATTTACTAGGTCATAAAACTCTGGACGTAGCCCTGTTATACCTACCTCTTTAAGGTAATCTGGAAGGTTAACACTCTCTTGAACTGACGGAGATATAGGTGAGAACAAGCCAAGAATGTTACGCATTACAACTACGTTGTGAGCAGATATTCTAATCTGCTTTAAGTAGTTATACTTATCCTGTGCTGAAGCATTAGGGTCTAAGTACTTAGCCATATCTTCATCGGTATTAAAGGCTTGATTGTAGGCAATAGCCTGCATAGCAGCAGTTGATTCTTGCCTATCTTTTTCATCCTTAGGTACTATTGAATATAGTTTTTGTAGTGATGAAGGAACTAAAGCACGCATTACTGTCATGCCATCGCCTATATCACCTAAGGCATAGTTGTCTAATTCTTCTGATAACTCTTTTGTTGGTGGTATTTTTCCTAGCAAAGACTTCATTGTTAGTACGCTTAAAGCGCCAATAGGTCCAGATAGCGTAGGCATACCAGCATCTGGGCTGAATGAAGGGTTAGCCAAGGTTAGTTTAAATGTAAACTCATTAAACTTTGGTTGTTGGAAACTCTCTTCACCAGGTCCTAATGCACGTACTGTTCTATCTACAACACCAAATATAACATTGTCCGTTGGCATCATAATGTACGGTTCACCATTATTATCTTTATATACACCACCAGCAGCATCTAAACCAAGATGCGCTAATCGCATACGATATAAAACTCTAGGTGCTACATCTTTTAAGCGGTACATTCTGCGCCAAAAATCCTCAGTAGCACGGTAATAACGACCAGTATTACGTACAGATACAGCGAAGTTAGTTCTAATATTAGGGTTATCAACAAACTTTAATACAGAATCTGCTGCCTCTTGAACAGATAATTCTGTTACAAGTTTCTGAGCATGCTGTGCTGTATCTTCTTTGATTGCTGCTTTAACCTTATCCCCTATAATTTTACCTTCATCTTCATATTCTTTTATCTTATCTGCAAGAAGTTTTCTAGCCATCTGTTGTTCTAATACAGCATAATTCTTACGAATATCTAGATACTTAATCATTACTATTGGCTGACGTAGGATACCTGTTACTTGATTATCCATCAATTCCATCATGTTATTACCTAGTTTGGTATAAGCAGTTTCCATATCGGAAATACCTGGAATTTGAATAGTAGTAAACAATTTACCTTCAGGTTGGAATCCTTTAGTTAACTCTTCAAATTCTTCAAAGGTTATTTTTTGTGCTGCCTTTTGAGCCTTGTTAGATATTCTATTTCCAGTATCTAATTCTTCTTTTACTATGTCATCGTAAAGAGATTTGAACTTATTAAATAATGCCTCATTGAATTTATCTGCGCTGCCATGAAAGGTTTGACGCATATCCAATAGAATACGGTCTACTAAAACCTCAGCAATTTCCATATCATCTAGTCCCTGTAAACGCAAAGCACTAGTATGGGCTGTCATACCTAAGAAACTCTTTAACGCTTCTGCATCTTTAACTGAGTGTGTAATCTTTATATCTAATGAAGGTATTACATCCTCATCAAATTTACCTAATAAATCTGTATTCTTTCTTAAGCCTACATTTTCTAGTAGATAAGTTTTAGCACCAGCAAAATCACGCTCTGTTCTTAAGCCTTTACTAGCAACAAATGCAGCAACTGGGTTGAACTTAAAGTTCTCACCAATACCTACGTTCTGTCTAGTATTACTAGAGAAACACCACGGCCTGCAAGAGATTGAAGTGAGGCTAACTTTTCTGTGGATGCTCTTTGGCCAGTTCCACCTTGAATTAAATCTGGGAAAAGACCTACGGCTATATCAAGATTACTCAACCGAACTAACTCTTCAGTTACCTCTGCTGATTGCCGTCCAACAAGGCTTGCTCCTGCAGCAATAGACCTAGTACCTGCTGTTAGATACTGTGAATTTAAAGTTAATCCTTGTATTAAGAACTGAACTTCTTGGTCATTTAGTTTACCAAGAAAACCCTTACGGTTCATTGCTTTAGTAATATGTTCAGCCTGAGCCAACTTACGCTCTAAAGATGATAAATCTTCAGACTTTTTTCCAATTTTTGTAGCATAATCTTCAATGATTGCTAATCTTGCATCTTTGTCATACATGTCAGCAGGAGTTTTTCTGCCTAATGCTCTAGCAATCTTAACTCTTAACTGCTCACCACTCTTAGAACCAGAGTATGCAGCAGCAATTCTGCCCATTCTGTGACCTTTACGGTCCATATATGCAAACAAATCCTTAGCAGGTGCTGTTAAATAATAAATAAAACCTTCATCAATACTGCTTCGTATACCCAAACGTGGAAAAAGTGTGAAGATAGACCAAAAGTTAACAAGCGCAGTTGCTTGAGCGCTTTGAGTAGCGCCACCAAACATAGCAGAAACTAACTTTCCTCTATTTGATTCATAGGAAAGTTGCGCTAACTGTTGATAATCAAGGGTAGATATTGCACCACGCTCTTGAGATGGATGAATAATGCCTTGTGAGTCATACTTAACTGCATTACCTTCTAGTTTAACGCCAGCCTTAGACAAAACATTTTCAAAACCTACAGGAACATCTAGTTTTTCAGTAACTGCAACTCCAACTGAAGAACCATATTTCTCATCAAGAGTTTTTCTTATGTAGTCTCTGCCTCTTTCTACGCCTTCAAGACCTAAACGTTGCATAATTGCATAATCAAGACTACGAAGCATAGCAACTTGGTCATTTGCATCTGCAGCAATAAACCTAACAGTTAAAGCCTCTGATAAATCCTTTGGTAGCACTTGACGTGCTGTATCTCTAAAGACATCTGCAGTTTTAATGGACTGATTTCTGTCAGTAACGTTAAGTTTAATCTCTTTATTTTGTGGAGTACGTGCTGCAAGAAGAGAAATTTTTTCTCTAAGATTTTTACGGGTAAATTTTGTAAAGTCTACTATTTCTGGACCCATTATTACAGCCTCACGAGTAGAACCTGCTTTAACAAGGGCCTTTGATAACTCTTCAGCCGATGTAGCAATCTCTTTATTTGTTCCAGACCTAGGATTTAAGAAACTGCTTAGTGCTTTTTGAGCACCAGTAGTTAATCTGCGTTGATTACGTGCAGTTGCTATACCATTACGGAAGAACTGAGCACCCTCAACTCTGCCAGTCATAAACATAGAAAGATTATCAACATTTGTAAAAACTGTTTGAGCACGACTAGCGTCAACAACTCTATTTCTTTCTAAGAAATCAATTGCCTCATCATTGTTATAGCCAGGAAAACGTCTTTTAATATCATTGCGTATTCCAATTTTAGCAATCTCATCTGGCTCATCATTAAGTTTCTTAATTGCAGGACCAAGTTGGTCATCCCATAACTTAACTACATCTTTGTTATCACGGAATATATCTTTTACTCCAGCAACACCAAACTGCTCAATAGTCTTACGCATTTGAGTACCAGTTTGATTACCCTTACCAAGGACTCTAGCCTTAAGTACGGCGCTTACTCCACCAGTAAGATAAGTTAATGGGTCAGCAGCAATTTGATATATAAAATCTATTGGACCAGAGATACCTTTTACTCCAGTTGAACGTGCTATATCTCTACCTGGAGATACCTGTGCAAATTTAACGCCATCCATTACTTGCTGAAATGATTCTGGATTATTATATGCTTCTTCTAAAGCATCTAGTAATTTTGTATTTATTGCACCACCAGCAGCAGCAATAATTTCTCCTGGTTTCTTACCAGCAATTAAACCTTTTGCTATCTCTACTTTTTCAGCACCAAAGTAATCCATAGCACTTGTCAATGCTCCTTGGTCATAAACTCTGCGACCATCCCAAGCATCACTAAAAGACTCTTTAGTAAATAAACCTTCGCCTTGGGCAGCCTGACGTGCCAGTAGGTAAGGTGTATTGATTACTCTATTAAAAACACCCGCAGTTTTAAATAATAAAACTAACGGACTCTTAAGAACATTAAATCCAGTTTTTAATGCACCAGTAAGATAGTTACTAGCACCTGGTTCTGCTAATTGATAATCTGATTGTGGAAATAAAAACTTTAATTTTTCTTGAGCGCTAGGGTCTAAGGCTTCAAATTCTTTACGGGCATCATCAATAGATAATTGATTTAGTTTTTTGTTTTTTTCAACAGTCCAACTAAACTGTTCTAATTGAGTTCCTTGTTCCACAGGAATATTTGCAGATTTAGCAGCGGCATAAAGGTTTGGACTAGCCTTGGCTACTATCGGGTTAAGACGATATACCATTAGTACCCTTCGTCTATTAAACTTCTATATATTAATTCAGCCTCACCAGATGGGTCGTATGGGATTAAATTTCTAATTACATCTTGGATTGTGTATGAAGGATTAGGCAATTTTGGTTTTGCTTCTGAACCAGGTCCATCACCTATATCAACTCCAGCAGTAATAGGTTCATTAGGACGTGCAGTAGGTGCCATTAATGGTGTTGGCATTTCCATTTGAGGAACTGGATTACCAGCCATAGGCGCTGCTACTTGGTTGTCGTAGTTTTGTTGTCCTTCTCCGTATGGTAATCCTGACATGTATCTTGCAGGTTGTGTTGGACCCCCGTCAGTGCGTTGACTAAGAGAGCCAGGGCCTGATATTGGGGCTGGGTTACTCGGTTTTCTATATCCACCTTGTGCCATCTTTCCTCCTACTTAGTAAATTGTGTTTTTATATGAACAGGTCCACCGCACCAAATATTATATTGAATTGCAATGTTTACTGCCTTCTTAGCAGCACTTGCTGCTTTTGCGTGTGTCTTTGTTTCAATCTCCATTGATGCTAATGCACCAAGGGCTAAGCCTCCACCAGAACCAATTCCGTATAAACTCTTATCATCTCGCATATACCCAAAGTCATCAGTAACTTGATATAACTTTCCATTAAAACAAACTAGTGCATCCCAACCAGAGTCATCTTCACTCTTAGTCTTAGGTGCTGGTTCATAACCTGCATCTGCTAATGTTTGTTTCATAGATGGTAAAACTCTTATCATCATAAAACGGTCTGGGTCTTGCGTTTTAATTACTTTAGGCGGTTGCCATAGGTTATTAAGAACATCTCCTGCTATAGCATCACCTGCTACTGCAATTAGATACTCACCGACTTTAACTATTTTGTCATAACCCTTTGCTACATATGGTCTTTCAGTATATGTAGTCATTGAATCTGCTGCTAAGACAGCCCAGCCATTACCCTGTATGCCGACTATTACTGTCATTGTCCCCCGCCTTAGTTATCTTCTTACAACAGTCCTTGCACTTGCACTTGCTTGTCCACCAGAGGTCAAACTAGATAAAAGACTTTGTAGTCCACCACCTTCTGGTTGTGGAGGTAAACCTCCTACTGGTGCAGCAGCGGGAGCAGGGGACATTTGCTCAACCTGTGGAGCACCAGCAGGAGGTAATTCTGGTTTAAAGATTTGCTCAATAGCATCTTCAATGGCTACGCCTTTTTGGCGTGCCTTTATTACATCAGCAATCTTTACAACTATTGCGCTTGGGTCTCCACCTTGTGTTGCAATCTGAGGTATCGCTTGTGTATAAGCCTGTAATGAACCAATCAAAGAGTTACGCATCTCTTCAACTTCAATCTTCTCTTGTTCTTGAGTTACGTTAATACCAAATGGTAGTTCACGCATAACCATATCTTTAGAAATAATCTTAGCGCCTAATGCTTGAAGCATGAAGATAAGTCCCTGCGCTGGATTAAGACCAGCAAGCATGCCGTATCGAACATCGGCTGAATAATCTTTCTTAATGTCCTTAGATGGTTTGTAGTCAATACTGTATGGAGAACCAGCATCTACACCACGAACTGTTTTTTCAAAATCAAAGAATGTTTCATCAATTTCAAAACAAAGAGATATAACATCTTTAAGTGCTGAAGCAAAGATAGCCTGAGCAGATTTAACTTGTGTATCAAAACCACCCATGAGTGCTTGCACACCCTGGCCAGTAATAATACTTGCATCAAGATTACCAGTACGGGACTCAGGATAACGAGTACCTACACGTAATTCTTGTTGTAGTAATGACTGTTCAGTAAATGCACCATTTGGAATAGGAAGTTCTACACGTCTAACTCCAGCAGGGTTATTGGTACGGATAATTGCATCCCCACCAAATTGAATTTCTTGAACATCGTTAGGAACAACGATTGGTGATTGAACTGATTTCTCTGCTGCTTCCATCGCAAGTAATGCGAACCTGTTACGAAGCAGTTGGATACCTAGAACATCATCAAACTGTCCACGCATCTCTCCATCAATGGAGGGACGTCTAGCAACTACTACCATCATTTTACCAAATGGATTAGTAGCCCGAGATAAGATTAAGTTATTGCGAGTTGGAATATAAATCAATGATTGGTCTTTATCGTAATAACGAATAAATTCCACCACTGAATTTAAACTCTGGTCGTAGCCATCGCGTCCTAGAATTTGCAATTCATATTCTGGGAACTGGGCTACTAACTCAGCAATTGTTAATGAGTATCTTTTTGCAAAGGCGATGCAACGTCCGTAGCGGTCAAATTCTGGGTAAGCCCCAATTGGACTTTCTACACGTATACGAGGCAACCCCGCTTCTTCGTCTAATTCAATTATGAATGGGACGAAACCGAATGTGATGTAATGGTCTGCACCTGTGTACATCTGCACTTGTAAATCCGAGTGAGCAAAATAGTTAGAAGCAATGCGAGTACGCTTATCGGCAAAAGAACGAGCACGGTCAGAGACCTGATTAGCGGCCGAGCAATTAACCGCTGGTAGTGGCGCCATAACTTCCGACAAGTCACGGGCAACAATATCAATAAAATTTGCAACGACATTTGCTTCTACACCTTCTGGAAAGAAACTTGGGTATACGTTTGCAATATTACCTTTACGGACAGCAAGAACATCCTGTGCTCTACTATCACGCTCAGAAGAACGCTGCTTAAGAGAATCTACTCTTGCTGCAATTTGCTCAATGCTTAACAATTAATTACCCGCCTTATTTGTATTGTTCAGGAAATGCTATTTTTCTTAACTCTGCAATTCTTTCACGAGATGGCTTACCACCCTTAGCCTCTACTTCTCTTTCAAGTTTAGCAATAGCACCACGTACTTGATAAGTTTTTTGTTTAGGACTCATTGGTTTTTTCTTTGTAGCCTTTTTAACAGCCTTGACGGCCTTAACAACTTTTTTAATGTTAGCCACTATCTTTTGCCTCTTTGCATTTTTTCTCTACGTGCAATTTCTTTTAATGCTTCTTGAATTCGTCTATCTGATTCTCTGCGTTGTCCAAACTCCATTGCTTGTTTTCTAGCAATTTCATTTCTTTCTTGAGCAGTAAGTTCTTTAGCACGTTCTACTACTCTATCATCAAGTTGTTTACGTGGTTTTACATCCATACCAAATTTAGTTAGACCAGCATTTTCATCACGTTGCGCTCTTTTAATTTGGACTCTTGCTTCAATACGTTTTCTATCAGCAGGGTCCATCTTCTTAAGCATGCTCTCTAGTTTGTTTCTTCTCTGTTCTTTTGTCATACGCTTTGCCATTACTTCTTCAACTTCTGAGCGTTTAGCAATTGACTTACCGCGAGTTAGTTGAACTGGGGCACGCTTTGATGTACCTTTTTTAGCAGGAGAGGATGCTAACTTTTTACGCATTTCTTCTCTTGCAATTACTCTACCAAAGATAACATCCTTTGGTTTAACAGAACGACCACGTTCTCTTTTTTCAACTGAAAGTCTTTTTTCAAGTATTGATTTTTCATTTCTAGAAAGACCAGTTGTCTTAGGAACTTTTCTTCCAGGTCTTTTACCAATATTTTTCATTTCTTCTTTAGCAACAAAACGAGCCTGACCTGCAGGAATCTTGGCTATTTTTTTCTTAGCCGCTTCAGCAGCACGAATTGCTCTAGCAATTTTAAGTGGGTCAATCGGCATTACTTACCCATGTTTCTGTAAACTTTACCTACAAACTTCTTACCTGCTTTAGTAATACCACCTATTGCACGAGCAGCCTTACCATAAGGAATTGCGTACATAGCAGCATCCATTGGAGTCTTAGGAATGAATACATCAGAAAGTATTGGGGCAATAGGTGATGTTTTTGACTTCTTGGTTTTACCAAGATTCATTTTCTTAGACTTAGCCATTATTTAAACCTTTTTGGATATTTTTTTTTCTTTACTTCTGTGCTCATCCAATTTTCTTTTTTAGGTTTTGATTTAAGCATACGTACGCTACGTGCTTCATTTTTTGGAACAACACTTCTGTTAATTTGCGTAATGTCTTCTCCAGAACCTTTTCCATAATAATAATCATATTGTGCTTTTGTTTCTTCTTTAGACATTTGAACAGATTTTGTTCTAGCACGTAATTTTTTATCAGACTTAGAACCAACTTTATTGGTTGGTTTATTAGCAGCCTTAAGTCCGCGCTTGTTTGCTTTAGATGCTGAATTCTTTGTTGTTGCTTTTTTAACTGCTTTAACTAACTTCATTGGATTAGCCATAATGAGTCCTTATCCGTATATGTCTTGCCATTGCTCTGCAAAGGCTTCGTCTAGGTTGATTGAGTATTTCTTGCTGTCTTGTGCTCTTGTTGACCAGCGATTAGAAGCGTAACGACTTATCATGCTGTTCTGCTGCATCAGTTCCCTTGCCTTAAGCACGGTAAACCATAGAGCCATAACACAGTCTGTCTTGCCCCTAGTATTAGGCTTCCAGGTTATTAACTGTTGAATTAATGCTTTAAGACCTTCTGAGTGGTCAGTGGATGCAATTTCAATAATGTTATTATTCTGGAACTTGCCATCCTTCTCAGTGCCCATGAGCATTGACATACCAGCCACACCAAAGTTTGAATCCCATTTGTTCTTGTTAGTAAAGTGAGACCCTAGTCTGCATCCATAAGAAGCAAGCCAGTTACGCAACTCATCATCTAAAGCATATGCTTTTTGGTGTGCGTTAATCTCAACACGTAATTCTTGTGGTCTATATTTTTCAACTAATTCTTCTATAGCCTTTTGAATTTTTTGTGGAGTAGGCTCTGACATGTTTATACAATCAAGAACGTAAATCTTGCCATCTGCGCGATTGTAGGTAACCACCACAAACGCGGCATTCCCGCCCATTGCGGGGTCGAACCCGATTATTGTATACCCCTCAATGTGCGAGGGATGTCCCACGGAACCCGCTTTCAGCGGTCCGCGTTTGCGCTGTCCATTAATACAACCTTGGACAAGCACTGGAGGAAAGATAGAATCTTCTGTAACATCTTCTTGTTGGTACACCAACGCCCATGTTGAGGGTGTGACTTCACTTCTTCTTTTAAATAATGTTAAGCCGTCCCATTTTTGGAAGAGCCCCTCTTCGTCAGGAACGTCAGAATCCCCATCCCACGGAGTGTCCGACTTAGGCCAGAGGGTTTCCCAGTCTTTCGGCTTTTCTGAATATTCCAAAACAGCAGGCATGCCCATATAAGTAAAAGGGCTTTTACCACCAGACCAGTGCTTGGTCTCACGGAGTTCTTTGTAGAAGTCTTGCGGTGCAATTCGTGTCCCTACGATTAGTAACTTACCGTTCTTACCCAAACGGGTAATAACTTCTTTCTGTAACCAGTTGATTTGCTTTTCCCACTCGTGGGCATTCGCTGTAGTTATGCAGTCATCAAGAATGATGAGGTCAGCACGTGCTCCATAAATCTGCCCACCCATACCAAGCGCTTGGATGGTGGGGTCTTTCTCTGATGAATTTCGGGCATCGCCCCCAAGGTAAACGGTATCAACTCGCCAAGTATCTGAGTCTTCCTTCCAACCACCTTCTGGGCCAAAAGTTGTTTGCAACTTTAACCAGCGTGGATGGGATAGTCTCTGCTTGATTGCGTACACGAACTCGCGTGCTTTGATTAGCGTTTTGGAAACCACAATGATGCGGATATTTGGATTGAGGGCAATGCGATATGTGGAGTAGTTTACGGTGATGACCGTACTCTTAGCGTGCTCAGGTGGCACATTGATTAAGAGACGTGAGGGGTCGCCAGGTTCGTAAACCATACTAGGATGAAGCCATGAAGGCTCGCGGTCTTCTAGTAAGTCAATCCAATCCAAGTGGTGGGGGAATACCCTCTGTTGCAGAAAAATTTCGGAGAACCTAGGAAAGTCTATCTCTTCCTTGGGGATACCCAAAGATGAGAGGGAGGCATCCTTAGCGGTTGCTTTGGCCTCATTTAGGTCAGAGGCAAACTTCTTATCTCTTAGACACCAGATTCTTACCGTGTCAGGTTTCTTGTTACACAGTTCCATAGCCTTATGGACAGAGTGTCCTTCGGAC